AGAAGGAAGGTAGAAGAAGCGAAGAACCTTCCGGCAGATTATTTTGACGGCTGGTACACCTATACGATACAGAAAGGCGACTGTATCGCAAGTATCGTCAAGAGACTAATTATGGCAGGAGAACTGAAAGGAACTTTATATGCGCTGGAAATGGAAGTTGTGAAGAATAATGACAGACAGTTGCCGTTCAAGGGACACAGCATAGTTCCAGGAATGAAACTTAGGATAAGACGAAAGGAGACAGAATAGATGAACAAGGTAATTTTGATGGGTCGCCTTACACGTGATCCGGAGGTTAGATATTCCCAGGGAGAGCAGGCTACAGCAGTAGCTCGCTACACCCTGGCAGTAGATAGAAGAGGAAGAAACCAGGAGAACTCAGCAGATTTCATTGCGTGCGTTGCGTTTGGCAAGGCGGCTGAATTTGCTGAGAGATATTTGCATAAGGGAACGAAGATTGTACTGACCGGAAGAATACAGACCGGCAGCTATACCAATAAGGACGGTCAGCGAGTATATACGACCGACATTGTTGCGGAGGACCAGGAGTTCGCTGAGAGTAAAAACACAGAGAGTAGTAACGCAGGAGGCTATAACACACAGCCTGCACCGGCGCCACAGTCGGGGAATGATGGATTTATGCCTGCAGGAGACGACAGCGAGCTACCGTTTGTATAGGAGGGCAAAGGATGAAACAGTACACATTGAACAGAAAGACATACAAGGATGTTAAGAGAATGGATCATCAGCAGATGGATGCGTTCTGCAAGAATTTATACAAGGCAGGCCATGCGGACGGCATGAAAGATGCGGAAGGCTTGACTGAGGATGAAGTGAGAGAAGTTATCCTGGGCGTGAAGGGCATCGGACCAAAGAAGGCAGAGGATATTGTGAACGCTCTGACTGCAGCACAGAAAGAAAGGAGTTAGTTGACAAATGGATAAGAGTAAAGTATATTTAGAAGTACCGGAGTTCACTGGTGAAAATGTACCTGTGGCAGTAGCGGCAAGAGTAATGAAAAAGGATCAGCAGTTTATACGCCAGGGAATTATCCTTGGGTTTCTGAAATTCGGAGTTGCTTTTAAGAAAGAAGGGAGCAGCCAGTACGATTACTACATTTCCCCGATGAAGTTTTGGGAAGAGACAGGTTTCGTGTATGCCGGAGAGGAATGCTAAATAAGCCGTGAGAAGTGCTGAATAGGTATAAAAATCGATGAATAGGAAACATACAGGCAACAAAAATGCCAGCGGATGCGATAAATACGTGCATTACTGTTTCTGTTGAGGAAGCTGCAAAGGCTGGTAAGTTCTAAGAAACACAGTAAAATCAAGGGCTATCGTGGTTTACAATGTTCCGCGATAGCCTTAAATTTTGCCACGTAGGACACACGTAGGACGCACGTAGGACACAAACGGTAGGACGCAAATTTCCCGCCGGATTTAGATATAAAAAGAGGGTGTCTGGAATACAAACACCCTTAAGCGTTTTATTGTAACGGTTAGGATAATTTTGTTTGATTATGAGCTTGCCTTCTGTGATTTTAGGGCTATCATATGATATAAATAATGCTACTTGTTTTTGGAACGTGTCGTGTTATAGTTAATGTAAATAAAAGAGGAACAACTGCCCACAAGTGGTTGACCTCGTAAATCTAGTTAGAAAATCCACCCTAGTACTCAGTCAAAGTTTTTGGGGTGGTTTTTCTATGCTCTAAAACATTATCTGATAAACGTAAATACGAATGTCAGTAATGCAAGAATGAACAGACCAAAGGTCATGAGGTCTTTAAAATCAAATCTCTTGTTCATCAGCACCACCCCCATTCTATGTAAAATAAAATAGAGGTCAGCCACCCTGCAACACAATTGTTCCATGGTCTGTATTTTATCGTATCTTATGTAGATATTTTAAACAGGACAAAACTGTCTCGAGAAGTTGGCAGTATTCCGCGATTGGTTTCTATTGATAAGTACAATTTTATTGTGAATCATTTGGTGGAAAATGTAGATATAATAGAAATCGTCTTGTTTTGATGGTATACTGTAGTTATGAATATTCTTGCGTCAAGAAACTGTGATTCCGGCGCAGTGGAAACCTACATTCCGGATACGGAAACCGCCTTTGATTGGCTTAACTACCATTCATAAGAAATTGAGCCAATGTCAAGCCCAGAGCCGCTTTGCGTGGCGTTAGCCGGCTTTATATTGGTGAGATTTCTTGTATTCTAAATAATTGCCAATCGGTTTCCTAACCACCGGACAGCACGGACACCAAGACCGGAATATTCAAGTTAATCGTAATAGTAAAAGAATTGTATCCATGTTCTTCAAAAACTGCAGCAGAATCATACTAGAAGGTGTAAACATGCGTCTGGTGAAAATGATGAAGAGTATATTCGCAGAGCATTACAACTTGGTGCAAATGAAATCAGAGGGTATAAAGAGAAGGCAGAG